GATACTATTGAGATAAGAGAATATCTCAGCACTGCAACCAATCATATTCCTCCAACGCCTACATCTATGGGATTGTACAAAAAATACACTCCGACGAAATTTCTTGATGACACTTATCAAGAACCTAGATATGTGATACAAGGACACGATGGCAGTATCACTGCGGCCTTTAATGATTTTAGAGATGATCTACTTATAGAACTTGAATTGCGTATCTATAATAACATTAAGCAGGAATATGATCCTGCAGTTTTTGACATAGATCAAATACTAGCCGGATATTACGGTGTCGGTGAATATTCTAAAAATCAATTAGATGGTATTGTAGTGCAGGATTTCCTCAAGTGGATACAAAACACCAACATCAATTATACCTTGAATGAATACTTTGACAGTGAAAACTCATTCACTTACACTTATTCAAATATGTCAGACCCTACCAAGACCAAAAATATTCCTGGCTGGTGGAGAGGAGTTTATCAACATTTCTACGACACAGATCGGCCACATCGCTGCCCTTGGGAAATGCTAGGATTCAGCGAACAGCCCGATTGGTGGCAAGAAGAATATGGGTCAGCACCATACACTAGTAACAATTTGATTTTATGGGAAGACCTCGAAGCTGGGGTTATTCGCCAAGGTATTCGAGCAGGTCGACATGACAGATATAAGCGTCCAGGGCTTGTTAATCATATACCAGTAAATGGAGACGGCAAACTGTTAAGCCCGTTGGACTCTAATCTGGCACAGGATTTTTCCTCGATCAACAATCGCGGACCTTTTGTACTAGGAGATGTGAGTCCGGTAGAATACGCATGGAGATCTAGTTCTGAATGGCCCTACGCAATAGTCACTGCTATGTGTTTGATGAAACCATTTGAATACATACCTGATAATTTTGATAGATCAAGAATAGTAAAAAACAAGTTAGATCAGTATGTAAATTCGACAACAGATCTCTTTACAACGATTACTGATATTGCTCCTTATGTAACAGATCCTACAGCAGTAGGATTGGTAAAGTATCTAATCAGCTATACAAAATCTCAAGGGCTGTCTCCGGATAGTCTACAGACTAAAATAGAAAAATTAGATGTGGCTCTTAGTTTTAGGATGAGTGGCTTCGTTGATCAACAGCAACAGAAATATCTATTAGATTCTAAAAATCCCGCAGCTACTTCGTCTGGAATTTTTATTCCTTCGGAAAATTATGACATTATATTCAATGTTAGCAGTCCTGTAACTACAATAAGTTACAGCGGGGTACGCCTAGAAAAAACCTCAGGCGGCTGGATACTAGCAGGATATGACGATATTCATCCTTACTTTAATTATCATCAAGCCCAAGCCAGCAGCAAAGACCCTGTAATCTCTGTAGGCGGTGCTAGTGAATCATTCACAGACTGGATCCAAGACAAAAACTACAACAACGGCGTATTAGTGAGATATCAAAGTAATTTTTATCGTGCATTAAAAACACATCGCAGCGGCGGAGATTTTGATCGTAGTCTATGGCAGAAACTAGGTGATGTACCTAAAATAGGTGCAATAGAAGCTCAACGTAGACGTGTGTTTAACATATTGTCAGTAAGACAGATCAGTTATGGAACGCTGCTGACCAGTATACAGGAAGTAGTAGATCTTCTATTAGGCTATGAAAGCTATTTGAAAACACAGGGAATCATCTTTGATAATTTTGATCCTCAAAATACTACCAGCCAGGATTGGCTCAGTGCGGCTAAAGAATTTATGTTCTGGACCAAACACAATTGGGAACCAGGTGCCATTATTGCCCTAAGTCCGTCTGCACAAAAATTAGAGATCTCAATACCAATAGGAACACCGGACAATTTATTAGACGGATTCTATGACTACCAAATCCTTAAAGGTGACGGAACTCCGTTGGCCCCGAGATTTATAAATGTTAACAGAAATTTTCAAAACCTCAAGATAGAAACCACAAATACCACTGACGGTATCTACTATGCAAGACTGCATTATGTAATAAAAGAACATGTCACGGTATTTGATGATCGCACAGTATTCAATGATATCATCTATGACAAGCCTACTGGATATCGTCAGGGTCGTATTAAGATGCAGGCCTTCCGTACAGTAGACTGGGACGGTGACTATACCAGTCCAGGATTTATATTTGATAATGTCGATATACAGACTTGGAAACCGTTCAACGATTACAAACTAGGTGATATTGTATCTTACAAATCGTATGATTGGACCAGCCTTGTAAATCAACTAGGTACAGAAACATTCAATGATGCTAACTGGTCGAAACTAGATTCAAAACCGGTCAAACAGCTAGTGTCAAATTTTGATTATAAGATAAAACAATTCAGTGATTATTTTGAAACTTCGTCTCAGGGACTTGATCAAAGTCAACGAGAATTAGCTAGACACGCTATAGGATATCAACAACGAGACTATCTACAAAATCTTGCAGAAGATTCTGTGAGCCAATATCAATTGTACCAAGGATTTATTAGAGAAAAAGGCACTGCAAACAGTGTGACTAAGATTTTTAACAAGCTCAGCAGATCGGGTTCCGATAGTATTGTACTTCATGAAGAATGGGCCTTTAGACTAGGACAAGTTGGCGGCGTTGATCAATTTTCAGAAATTGAAATACAACTAGAAAAGAATAGATTTAAATTAAATCCGCAACCGCATCTAGTAACTAGCAGCGAATCTCTTAATGCCTTAGATCAATATTATAGATTTACCGCCAATGATTTTACAATTTCTTTAATCCCTTATACTGTAGATATTTTACCTACCGCAGCAGACCTAGAACCAGAATTAACTGCTGGCTATGTTAGTTCGGAACAGTATCAACATGTGATTAGCGCCATGGATCAACTACCTACGCTGGACATAACTACTGTTAACGAAAATGATCACATCTGGGTAACGTTCGATCAAGACTCGTGGCAGATACTGAGAGTCAACGAGTCCCCACTGTTATATGTCACTGAAACAGTGCGTATAGACGATACTACAGTTAGGCTGACTCTGAACAGACCACATTCAGTAGCAGTTGACGATTATGTGGGGTTCCGTGAGATTGTTAATCTTAGCGGATTTTTCAAAGTCAGCGCAGTAACCAACACCACTATAACAGTGGTGGTCAACGCAACTATTAGTGACCCCGAGTTAGATGCCAGCACCACAGTTAACATTCAGTTGTTAACTACAGCAAGATTTGCTGACTACACAGCAGTTGACCAACAACTAGCAGCACTACTAAAAAACAAATCATTGGTATTTGTAGACAACAACGGTAACGATCAATGGGAAGTGGTACAGAAAAATAAATTATATACTTCAAAACCCATAGTAGATTTTGGCACTTCAGCCCCACTGCTCACTGGCTCTAAAGTTGTTTACGATAATATTAACAAACACGTGATCAGCAGCATGCCCGGCGCAGGATTTGTAAACGTGTATGTGGAAACAGATGCAGGCCTTTCGTTAAAACAGATCATAGCACCGCCTATCGGATTCTACGACATCGCTCTGGGATCCTTTGGTGAAAAAATGGCAGTCAGCCCAGACGGCAAATTTTTAGTGATTGGCGCTCCTACTGCCAGCGGTGTAGTGAATAGATATATGGGCGAGTGGCAGACTGAAGTAGCTTATGAACAAAATGACATTGTACTCTATAGCGGCAGACTTTTCAGAGCGTTAAATGCCAATGGAAACTTTGTAGGTCTAGGTGATGGCAGCACTCAGATAGCTATAAATTCTGATGATTGGGTGCCTCATACCACAGTTATTCCTGCTGAAACATCAGCACGTAATCCTGGTTATTATCAACAAGGTATGGTTGCGGTATATGAATTTATCAGCGGCAGATATATCAACACCGCAGCGTTTGTAAGCCCTCGACCTACCGATAATGAAAAATTTGGATCAGAAATTACCATCGGAGCGAACGGAACTGAATACTATCTAGCAGTATCTGCCATAGGATCATACAACAACACAGGTAGAGTATATCTAATCAAATACACCGGAACTGAATGGATACATATGGAAAACCCGTTGTATAAGGGTGTTTACAATCTGTTTGATTCATACAAGCAAGGTGAAATAGTATGGCAAGCCGCCCAAGATCCTGTGATCGAAGCTGTTCGTGGCAACCTATGGCAGAATCTAGATGAGTCAACATCGGACGGCAGTACTATTACTCTAGATTCTCAGAACTGGCTTAAGGTCAGTGAGATTTCAACTCACTGTTCATTGCCTACTAATATTTCTGTAGAAGATGACGGATCTACATTAGAGTTCACTACCACAGGATTGTTAACAGATACACAAAAAGCAGAATTGGTCAAGCAGGGAGATCAATTTGGTTTTTCTATGACCATGAGTAGTGATGGCAGCATATTGGTCATAGGCGCACCCGATAGTGACGGTGCTTACTTTGCTAACTACAGAGGACTATGGCGTGCCGATGTAGAATATGTTGAAGGTGAAACAGTTAGACATCGAGGATCACCTAGTGAGTCATATCAGTATTATCAGCTAGGGGATGTGTTTTTAGGCCCAGATAGTACATATCGTAGTTACAACGAAGATCCGTCAGGCAGCGCAAATTGGCAACAAGTAGGGGATAGCACAACTACTGCTAGCGGTAAGATTTTTGTTTACAAGAAAACTGAATACGATTCCTACGAACTTACTCAAATGATCAATGCCGGCTCTCTGGCATCGTTCACTGACATTGATTCTGGACTAGTTATTAGCACAGGGGATCAATTTGGGTTCAGTATGGACATGGATTCCAACGGAACGACTTTGGCTGTTTCTTGTCCTAGATCAGATATAAACTATCAAGATCAAGGTGCTGTATATGTGTTGGAACTAGATCAACCAGTCACTGAATTCCGCGTGAAACAGCGTTTACAGAGTTATGAAATTTATGCCAATGAATATTTTGGTTTTACGGTATCAGTGAGTCCCGATGGTGCAAAGATAGCCGTAGGCGCTAGAAATGCCAAAACACCGGTTCCTGTTAACTTTGATCTATTAGAAGGCACAGCGTTTGATAACAGTAGAACACGCTTTTATGTAGAACAGGGATTCACCGGCGGCGTATATGTGTTTGATAGAAAAGATCAAATATTCTTCCTCACAGAAAAACTTGACAGTGATTTACAAGCAGACGAGTCGTTTGGGCATAGTGTAGATTGTGTGGGTACAAAGATACTGGTAGGATCGCCTTACTATAAAAATTCAGTGACTAATACCTATCAAGGAATCGTTCGCTTGTTTACTGCCAACGCCTCTGGTGCAAGTTGGATCACGTTAACCAATCAACAGCCACTAGTTGATCTAAGAAAAATAAAGAAAATTGAACTCTATGATAATGTTAACAACGTAAAAATACAAGATGTAGACTACATTGATGCTGCTAGAGGAAAAATATTAAACATAGCTGAACAAGAAATAAAATATAAAACCTTCTATGACCCTGCAGTATATACTGTGGGTACACTAGAAGTGGTAGTAGATCCTGCCATTAACTGGTTGGAAAAAAATGTAGGTAAGTTATGGTGGAATATTAGCACAGCTAAGTTTCAATACGCAGAACAAAAAGATTCTGCCTATAGAATAGGAAATTGGAATCAACTAGTGCAAGGCGCCAGCATTGATGTCTATGAATGGGTAGAAACAGTTTTATTGCCTAATGAATGGGCAGCTTTGGCAGACACCAATGCAGGTCTAGCTCAAGGCATCAGCGGACAGCCTTTGTATCCTAACAATGATGTTTACAGTGTAAAATTCTTCTTTAGTTCTACTACAGGTCAAGTTTCAGAAACATTGTACTACTACTGGGTTAGAAGCAAGGCGGTGACTCCACCTAATATGCCTGACCGTAAACGATCAGCTGCTGAAGTGGCAAACCTAATTTCTAATCCCGCAGGTACTGGTATTGCATTTGTAGCATTTTTGCAATCAGACAAATTTTTAAGCTATAATTTTAAATCAATTATGCAGTCTGATACTGCACTGATAAATTTACAAATTAGAAAAAATTTAGAATCACAAATTCCTGTACATAACGAATATCAATTGCTCACAGAAGGTGTAGCTGATAGTTTGCCTTCTGTCAAATTAGAAAATAAATGGATTGACAGTCTTGTAGGTTCAGATATTGCTGGCAATAGAATTCCAGATATATCGTTGTCAGCTAAACAAAAATACGGAATCGAATATCGTCCTCGGCAGACGATGTTTGTCGATAGAATTCTAGCACTTAAGATTGTTATAGAATATATCAACAATATTTTACAAAAAGAAACGTTTGCAGAAACCATAGATTTTACTAATCTCAGCAGTGTAGATGCTGTGCCTAGTTCTGCGTTGAACCTTTATGATGTAGTGGTAGACAATGATGTTGATCTACAGACGGTGGGAACAATCAATACCAAACGTGCGATATTGCGGGGTAATCTTATCAATGGTGAATTAGACACCGTTGACATTGTGGATCCAGGATACGGATACAAACCTAAAGAATTATTTGATCAAGAGCAGAGTGGAATTTATCTAGGCCCGCCGATTACTATATCCGGAGACGGAGTTAATGCTACCGCAGTATGCCATATAGATGGCCAGGGTCGTGTAATTGCTGTGGTAGTAACTAATCGTGGTAAAAAATACAGTAGTATAAATGTTCAGGTTAGATACTTTTCTGTGTTGGTTAACAATGATGCTACCTTAAATAATTTTTGGAGTATATATTCTTGGGACGATTCTCGTAAGGTATATTTCCGTAGCAAATCTCAATCCTTTGATACAACCAAATATTGGAGCAAAATAGATTGGATCCGCACAGGATATACTAGCAATCTTCGAATAATTAAAGAATTAGACAGCATCTACGAAGTAGTTGATGCTCAAATTGCCATTGGTGATATTATAAAAGTCAAAGAATATGCTGCCGGCGGATGGGCAGTGTTTGAAAAAATATCAGATACTGCCGAGTTGTTTCTAGATAGATATCTATTAGTCAGCAGACAGCTCGGTACTATTCAAATAAATTCTTCATTATATAATACAGGTGTAACTGGAGTTGGGTTTGATAATACACAGGCATTTGACACTACAACATATGACATTGAGAATTCTAAAGAATTAAGAAATATTTTCACAGCCATCAAACAACAAGTATTTGTCGGCGACTACGCAGTAGAATGGAATAAATTGTTTTTTGCATCAATACGGCATGTGTTAAGCGAACAGCAATATGTAGATTGGGTATTCAAAACCAGTTTCCTAAATGCCACCCATAACATTGGCACATTAGCAAGCCCTACAAATTACAAAAATGATAATTTATCAAGTTATCAGGATTATATCAACGAGGTTAAACCCTTTAGAACCACAGTTAGAGAGTATATCAGCCGATATGACCAACCAGAAACATATTCATCAGCAATAGCCGATTTTGATTTACCTCCGGCATATTCAGTCTTTGATGGTCGTGCTAATCCGGTTAATATGTCATCAGCAGAAATATCTCAGTATCCGTGGAAATGGTGGGCAGATAACAACGCCTACACTGTGACAGCTATAGAAGTATATCAACAAGGTTCGGGATACACCACTCCTCCTAAAGTGTTGATCAGCGGTACAGGCACCGGAGCCACTGCCAAAGCATTTATCTCCAACGGCAAAGTTTCAGCCATCCAGGTACTGACTGCAGGATCCGGATATACCGCAGCACCAACGATTACATTAGTAGGCGGAAACACCTCCACTTCTATTCAAGCTAAAGCAGTATCAGTGATAGGCGATTCCCAAGTTCGAACATTTGATGTCTCGATAAAATTTGATAGAATTTCCACCGGCGGAATTTATAATAAATTTTCACAGACGCAGTCATTTACAGCCACAGGCAACAGTGCGGTGTTCTTGTTGAATTACCCACCGACTAATGACAGAACTAAAATTAGAGTAACCGAAACTTCATTTGTAACTAAAAAAACACAAGTGGTGCTGGCTAGTGAATACACTATCAGTCTATATTATCAGGCTACTGATAGCTATTCTTTATTACGTGGAAAACTGGTGTTTAACACAGCTCCGCCTAGAGATAATGTAATCACAGTGACCTATGACAAAAACATTCTGTTATTGGATGCGGTGAATAGAATCAATCAATCCTACTCACCTAAAGCAGGCATGATAGGAAAAGAACTAAATCAGCTAATGACAGGTATTGACTTTGGCGGAGTTAGGATTCAGGGCACTACATTCGATGTTACCGGCGGTTGGGATGCACTGCCTTGGTTTACGGATAACTGGGATTCAGTAGAAACCAGCTCGGATTATTATCATGTCTGTGACGGTAGCACTGGAACAGTAACACTGCCGTATATTCCAACTGCTGGTCAAGAAATCAATATCTATATTAAACGAAAAAATACCAATATCACGGTACGGGTTGATGATTCAGCATATGCATCTAATCAAGATTCTAGCACAGGCATAAACCCAACAGCAGAAATGCCGACATTTGTTGGCGACGGTGTGAATGCAGTGGTAACTATCGGTGTATATCTAAGCACCGCAGACGGTGATATTCTCATATTCCGTCCTGTAGAAAGCGACGGTAGTGTTTCTATAAATGATAATAACATTTTAGATACTAGACTCACTGGCGGATCTCTATCAGCAATAGCCGGCGCATATGTTACAGCTAATGGCACTACTGCGGAAGAAATTGCTATTACTGGAGGTACATTTATAGATCCTACAGTAGTACCAGCACCTGAAGAAAATGTTCCAGGGCAGGTTATAGAAAGTGTTTCGATCAAGATATACAATAATGCAATCTCTGGGGCTGCGACACTGCAATCCAATGTAAAAATAGGTAATGGCACAGATACAGAATTTGCCATAGGACAAACAGTATTAGAAAGTAAATCAGTGTTTGTGTATGTGTCTAACACTCCGCGAATCATAGACACACACTACACTATCAATCTTGAAACAAACACTGTAAACTTTGTGTCGGCTCCGTCAGTAGGCGAATTTGTGGAAATACTCAGTATAGGAATTGGCGGTGTTGGTATTTTAGATTATCAAAGCTATACCGCAGATGGCGTTACTGGATTGTTTTTGACCAATGCCAACTATGATAATACTAGCAGTGTATTTGTTAGTGTGAATGGCACACAGGTTGATGTGGGATTCCGCAACAGCACAGATGTAGTTGATGCGGTAGGCAAAACTTTAGTAGATTTTGGAATCACCCCGCAAACGGGTGACATAGTTAAGATAGTATGCTTGGAATCAGCAATCGATATTGATAGTTCAGGATTGTCTCTGGTACAAGTTAATACTGAAACTTTCTTCTTTGAAGGAAGTACAAGAACTTTTGAGATTACTGGATTTAGTGAATTGACTAGAGGCTCGGCTCTAAGCTCAATGATAGTCGAAGCCGCTGGTCGTTTGTTGAAAGGTCCTGATACAGTGTATGCTGTATACGACGGTACTAATAATATATTTCCTCTAGGAGTAGATCCGCTTGAACCTGGTGGTAGCATATTACCGGCAAATCTTAAAGTTCTAATAAATGATCAACCAGCAACATTCATTGTAGACTACACCCTAGATGGTCCTGCTAAGGTAGTGACTGTTAATGCGGCCAAGTTATCGATCGGTGATAATATCAAGATTGAAAACGATCTTAGAGCAGAATACTTTATACAAGGTAATAATATCACAATCGATTCTACATTCGACTTTGGATTTGTATCCGAGGCAATCAATCCTGCAATCAATATTACCTGGTTCGGTGAATATCCATCCATGGACATTATTCAAGATGAAAGCACTGGGGGACAGGTTCAGTATCAGTTATCGAGATCTCCAATTTCAGTAAGTTATGTATGGGTGTATAAGAACGGACTTCGTTTAAGACAAGACAAAGACTATTATGTGAGTTTGCCTAGATCAGTGGTATACCTCACAGCAGACTCTACACCTGCAGATATTATAAAAATTGTAAACTTCTCCAATGACATTTTTAGATTACCGTCGGCTTATGAAATTCACAAAGACATGCTGAATGTGTTTCATTACAATAGATTTTCAAAAGATGAATGCGAATTAGCCAAGGCCTTAAACTACTACGATACTACGATTGAAGTTACTAATGCCACCGGGTTATCTCAACCAATAGCTAATAGAAATTTACCAGGTATTGTGTTCATACAAGGTGAACGAATTGAATACATGTTGAAGTCGGGCAACACGTTGAGTCAACTACGTAGAGGTGCTCAAGGAACAGCTATAGCAAATACATATGCTCAGGGTACAGCAGTAGTTGATGTAGGATACAGTGAAGTGATTCCTTATAACGAAGTTCAGCAAAGAACTGATTTTACCAGCGACGGTAGTACATTATTAGTTGGCCCGCTAGATTTTGTGCCTCAAAAGGGCACCAGAAGCGGCACATGGTATAGAAGTTCTATACCAACAACCTATGGCCCTTGCGATCAAATAGAAGTGTTTGCTGCAGGCCGTAGACTGAAAAAAGATCCTCAATCTGTTTACGTAGAAGCCAATGGTGCTGCTAGTCCAGCAGCAGACGAAACACAAGAAGCTGAATTCAGCGTAGACGGTGAAACAGCAGAGATACGAATTACCACAGCACTACCAGCGGGAACCCGAATTACTGTGTTACGAAGACAGGGTAAAACTTGGTATGCTAGAGGCGAAACAACAGCTACAGATGGCGTAAGTTTGATAAATTCCGATACTGCCATCGCCAGATTCATTGTGGAAAAGACCACAGCTATACCTGAATAAATACATGATGGAACAAAAAGAGATCAAAATGCCAAACAATCAAGATCAACAAATAGTTAGTCCCCAAGCTCGCCCCAACGAAACAGGCGGCTTTCATTTTGAAGGACATATAAAAATCCATGATCCTAATACTAAAGAAGTTTTTGTGGACAAACGTAATGCTATTCATTACGAAAATATGAGTGTGGCTATGGTAAACAGTCTAAGTAATCAAGGTTACGGCACAGTGTACCAAATGATTTTTGGTACAGGTGGAACCACAGTGGACCCCACAGGACTTATCACATATCTTACCCCGAATACAGTCGGAGTAAATTCTAGTCTATATAATCAAACCTATCAAAAAGTAGTAGATCAAAACGCTATTGAAAATCAAGATCCAATAAGAAACAAAATGGAAATTAGACATATCAGTGGTGCTACCTACAGTGATATTTTAATCAGTTGTTTGCTGGATTACGGTGAACCGCTAGATCAAGAAGCGTTTGATAACAGTGTAGATATGAATGGTGAATTTGTATTTGATGAATTAGGATTAAAAAGCCTCGGCCCAAATACATCGGATGGAAAGCTACTGACACATGTCATATTTCATCCAGTACAAAAAAGTCTGAACAGATTACTGCAGATAGACTACACTATCCGTGTGCAGAGCTTAACTGGCTTTGCTGAGGTCTAATCATGCCATATATAGTTAATTTTACAGATAGCCAAAACAAAAGTCCTATCACAGTATTTGATAACACTTCTAGCACAGACACTAGTCTCACATTTCCCGGCCGCAATGTCACCGGCTACGGACAGATCATAGCGGAAAACTTTTTATCACTGCTGGAAAATTTTGCGTCTACAAATCAACCAGTGAACCCAGTAGAAGGCCAGTTATGGTATGACAGCACCGGTGGCACCCAGACTCTAAAAATCTGGGATAACACAGCATGGAAAGCAGCATCGGGAATACAGAAAGGTGTTAGCCAGCCTGCAGTAGAAAACAGCAAGGTCGGAGAACTTTGGGTAGATACCACCAACCAACAACTACGCATATTCACAGGTACAAGATGGATCTTAGTTGGGCCTACTGAAAGTTCAGTAGGCGGTTTACGATATGGACCGGTTATAGAAAAACTATCTGATTCAGATAACGTAGATAGATTTATATTGGTATTTTACATTGCTGATATTCCTGTAGTTGTTATAAGCAAAGATAGCTTTACACCTAAAACATTGATAACTGGTTTTGTTACAATAAGATCAGGAATAAACATCAGTGCCCCTGCTAACTCGACCGAAATAGCTAAGTTTGTAGGCGGATTTTTACCCATTCTTAATGGTACCGCTAAAAATGCTCAAGCATTATTAGTAGGTGGAGTAGAAAAGGCTGCAGGAACTTTTCTTAGATCAGATACTATCAACACCACTGACTATGAAATAAAAATAAAAAACAACAACGGTCTTTCTATTGGTGTTGACGAAACATTTAAGCTGTTGTCGACAGAATCATCGAGCAGTATTTACAATTCTGCTGCAGGTAGTTCGATAGATTTGCAAACTAACAGAAATGGAATACCTGCAACCATAATTAGAGTGATCGATAACCGAGTAGGTATCAATCAAGATAATCCAACCGAATCCTTAGATATCGCTGGTAATGTTAAACTCACAGGAACACTGGTATCTACCAACACCACTGCCAGCACTAATTTAAATAATGGCAGTATACAAACCTTAGGTGGTGCAGCAATTACCAAAAACTTAATTGTAGGAGATGGAATAGATGTTACCGGGATTCTACAGACCAATACTGTTCAACCAAAACTTACAGACACCTACGACATAGGTACAGGTTTAAAAAGATTTAACAATATACGTGCTAAAACCATTATAGCAGATACTATACAGGGTGTATTAGAAGGGAACATCAGCGGCAACGCCAACACCGCTACTTCTCTCAGCACAGTGACCAGCTTTCAATTAGCAGGAGATGTTGAATCACCTGCGGTGCCGTTTGACGGACAAGTGGGTGCAGCTACAAAAATCTTCAATGCTACCCTTACTGCAAATATTATAGCAGGCAAATCTGAGCCAGCACCTAATCGAGGTAAAAAGGGAGATTTTGTTCTAACATACAGACCCAGTGAAAGCACTTTGGCCAGTTCGGGATTACTGAAACAGACCAGAGAAGTATTCATGGGAGATTTGGCTGTACCGATTGGTGCAATATTGCCCTATGCTGGCGGCACACCTCCTGATGGATATTTATTATGCGATGGATCAGAAATTGAAAGATCAAAATATGGCGATTTATACGATATTATTGGAGTTATATACAATGGATCTGCTGCCTTATTAGGCGTAGGAACTTTCAGACTGCCCGACCTTAGAGGTAGATTTGCTCTAGGTAAGGATAACATGGATAATGCCGGAACTGTGCCATCAGCAGCAGGGCCTTATGTAGACGCTGGCGGAGGTACTGCAGGTCGTGTTCCAGACGTGCAGGCCACGATTCTAGGAGGCGCAGCTGGCCTTAGCTCAGTGACATTGACCTTGGCCAACTTGCCAGAACACAGCCATACTTTGTCAACAGCTACCAATGACTACGCTGCGATAGTAGTAAGCACAACTCTTGATCCACTAGCTACTTCCGGACTAGGACCCACAGCCCCAGGGCAAGCACAGTATCTGAAAGATTCCGGTGGTGTTAAAAAACCAGTCGGTACTACTCTTGGAACTGCCGTGGGATTGATGAATCCGTTTCTATCAATGAACTTTATAATCAGATCCGGACCACCGGCATTCTAACAGGTAAAATAACATGGCATATCAGATTAACAAAACAGACGGAACCATAGTTGCTACTGTTGCTGACGGTCAAATTGATGACCGGTCAACAGACATTACCTTAATTGGTAAAAATTACAGCGGCTTCGGGGAAATATTTAACGAAAATTTAGTTAAGATATTAGAAAACTTTGCCGAGTCAACTAGTCCAGACCATCCTCTAAGAGGACAAATATGGTTTGACACCAGCGAGTCAAAATTGAAAGTGTACAACGGTGTTAGTTTTGTGCCAGTTAGTTCTGCAACAATATCTAGTACCCAACCTTCGACGTTGGCCACGGGCGATCTATGGTACGACGATGTGGGTGAACAATTATTTTTCTTTGATGGTACTTCAGCAATATTGTTGGCTCCTGCCTATAGCAGTTCACAGAGTTTAAGCGGACTTAGAGTTGATACCATACTAGATACTCTTAATCAAACTAGAGTTATCACCAGCATGTATAACAACGGTATATTGTTAGGCATATTTGCTAAAGACAGCTTCACACCGAAAATAGCTATCACTGGATATACCGGTAGTATCGCACCCGGATTTAATGCAGGAACTTTGGCTAATTTTAAAATACGTGCGACCTGTACCGACAGTGACAGTCTTGGCGGCGCACCTGCTACTACCTATGTTCGTACAGACACAACTAATGCAATTAACGGACAACTGCAAATTACTGTTAACGCAGGATTAACAATAGGTTCTGCTAATAACGGATCGTTCTTTGTTCTTGATGGTAACGTAACTTTAGCAAATGAATCAACCAATAAAAACATTACTTTGAGTGTTAACAGAGCAGACACCCAGGAAAATGCTATAGTGATAAATGCTTCTGCAAGAACCATAGGATTATATCCTACGGTATCGTCTAGTACTGTTAATCTTGGTGGAGACTTGGTAGTAAATGGAAACCTTACAGTGGAAGGAACTACTACTACACTAAACACCAGCATTTTTACAGTAGAAGATAAAAATGTCGTAATTGCCAATGTGACCAGTCCTAGTAATAGCACAGCCGACGGCGCAGGCATAATCATAAAGGGCACTACTGATAAAATTATTGCTTATAATAATACCAGCAACTGGTTAGATATTTCTGAAACATTGAATCTAGCAGCAGGTAAGGAAATATACATCGGTGCTACAAAAGTTATTGATGGAAACAGTTTAGGTTCTGCAATTACTAGTATTCCTGGCGTTACATCCTTTGGTACACAGAATGTGGTCAATATAGGCCCCGGTATTCCGCCAGTAACACAAATGAGACTAGAAAATCACAGAATTTCCACAGTGTCGTCTAATTTTGATATTGAATTAGAACCAGACGGCTCGGGAAATGTGGTGTTGATAGGATCGCCAAAAATCACCGGTTTAGCAGATCCTACGTCTGCTCAAGATGCTGCAACTAAAGAATACACAGATAACAGAGTAGAATCAAGACCTTTGATTTTTAGTATTGATTTATCTGATGGAAAATCAAACACATATATAGTTGCTAATATTCTAAACAATCTTGCCCCGGCGAGTGAATATCGTACAGGCACATATGCAAGAATATTATGTAGTTTGATCAGTAACAATGCACAGAGTTTAGAAATAAATTTACTGCCTCCGTCACTGTCAACAGCGGCATTCTTGACAAATTTAAGTGGAAGTTCAAGTCTAGCAATTACTAATATAAGTTTTCCAACAGCCACTATCTCAGCAGCTAGTGTGTCTGTGACAAGAATTATCAAATTGTTTCAAATAGTAGGTGGCGTGTGGGCATGGCAGTCAGACACTGTACTTCCACCATAATGAATCAGGAGCGGCATAAATGGCCTATGTAATTAACAAGTTTAATGGGGTGCAACTAGTAGTGCTTGATGACGGCACGATAGATACCACCACCAGTCTAGGGTTAGTTGGCAGGAACTATGTAGGCTATGGAGAAACACAGAATGAAAATTTTGTATTCCTCTTAGAAAATTTTGCCAACACAGCTCCTCCGTCGAGACCGTTGGCGGGGCAGATATGGTTTAATACCACAGATGATACAGCATATGCCTATGATGGATCAAATTGGAATCCTATTGGATCGGCTACAGTAAGTATATCAGAACCACCTAACACCAATTCTGGGGCACTGTGGTTAAAAACTCCCGATAATCAATTATATGTGTACACTGGTATAGAATGGAGATTCATAGGACCTGAGGCTGTGGAAGGATTTGGATCTACTAGAGCTAGAGCTGGATCTTTAGATGACACAGTGGGTGATTCCCGGCCTGTGATCTTTTTAGAAACTAATGGTACTGTATTTGCTATCTGTACCGCTGCTGCATTTCTTATAAATCCTAGTAATGCAGTTGCTGGATTTAATCCTTCTTTACAGATAGGAATTAATTTATCTGCCACAGCTAAAATCAACGGTAGTATTACAGGAAATGCCGCTACAGCAGATCAATTATCTACTGCAAGATTGATTAACGGTGTGCCATTCAATGCTTCATCTAATATCACGGTGACTGCTAATACCGCTAATCTATTAAAAAAAGGCACGTATATTGCAGGTACTGATTTCGACGGCAGTTCAGAAACCACATGGAGTGTTGACGCAACATCTTCTAATGTTATAGGCAAGGTAGTGGCAAGAAATTCAGAAGGTGGATTTTCAGCAGGTACTATCACAGCTACCTTTATAGGTGATCTTACAGGTAATGTCACAGCGTCAACGGGGGTCAGTACATTTAATACCGTACAAGCTAATCAATTTATCGGAGCCACACTATCGGGTAATGCAGGTTCGGCCACAAGATTAGCTACTGCACGTACCATAAACGGCGTAAATTTTGACGGAACAACTAACATAACGGTACCAGCCAGCGCAGACACATTAACTGGTACAACAATAAATGGTTCAGTGACATTGAGTTCGCTGACACAGGTAGGTACATTAAGTTCTCTGAATGTTAATGACAGTGGAGTATTTGTAGGCGGCGGAAATCAACTTAGATTATTTGTTGATTCTAGTATTCCGACAATTAGGTCTGCTACAGGTCGTTTGAATTTTGATATGGGTGCAAGTGGACCGGATATTAACTTTGTTGATTCTGCAACTTCCTTGAGCCTTGGCGGCCCAAATGCTCCAGCTATTACTGGCGACAATACAACCAATCTTGGTATAACAGGATACAAATTTGCTGGGGTCTACGCCGACAACTTTTTTGGTAACGCTACTACAGCTACTCTAGCTACCACAGCTACAAATCTTCCAGGAGGTGGCCTAGGCGCTATCCCTTATCAAACAGCAGCAAATACTACGACTATGTTAGGGCTCGGATCACCGGGAACTGTGCTTACAGCACAGGCCGGAGGCCTGGCATGGCAGGCGATTGCTCAAGAAGCTTTGACCAAAGGTAGTTATTTAAATATGATAAACACCACTACTAGTGGTAGTTTAAGTGTATTCAACGGTAATCTGCCTGCAACAATTTCAGTAGATGCCACAACAACCAACACTGCTAATAAGGTCGTAGCACGTGATACCAGCGGTAATTTTGCAGCAGGAACGATTACAGCTAATCTTGTAGGCGCAGTCACAGGCAATGCTTCTACTGCAACGCAATTACAAACTGCAAGAACCATTAACGGGGTATCATTCAATGGCACACAAGATATAACAATTACAGCCAATGATGCTACCAAAGTAGCTCTAGCAGGCAGCACTATGACTGGATATCTAACATTGGTTGGCGCACCGGTGAATGTAAATCATGCTACCACTAAATCGTATGTAGACAGTAGATTGCCTCAGTATACCATTGTCAGTGGAGCACAATATAGCACATCGGGGTTTACCAATCAAGTTGGATCATTTAACGATGGCGCAAACTTCTTTGATGTATTCCCCCCAGCAGGAAAAAGCATGGGAAATATTGTAGCTTTCATTCCGTCTATCCACGTAATTCATTATGCTGGCGGTGTCAACGGCGATGATTCAATGCGATGTACATATTCGTATCTCGGTGATAGAATCAGAGTCTACGTGCAGAACACAGAACAGAGAAGTACCCCAGCAGCAAACTATTTGGCCATTTGGAGTTAATCATGCATTATGTTTGTATAGAAAATAATCTAGTAATTAGCGTATTAAGTTACCAACCTAATGTGCCAAGCTCTGTTGAAGTGGTAGAAATTACAGATGCACAAGCTGCTCAAATAGCAGCGCAAACACATTATTTTGATGTCTCTAGCAAATCTGTTACTGCGGTAGCAGCCGGAGTTACTGCACAAAGAGCTATAGATATTGCCAATGGACAAGAACGTGAATTTTTAAACAGCACAGATTGGAAGATTTTAAGGCATATTAGACAGAAAGCACTGAATATTGCCACTAGTCTATCAGATGCAGAGTATATACAACTTGAGCAGCAGCGCGAAGCCGCAGCAGCTCGTATAGCATGACAGCAATAAATACAAGATATTAGGGGCTAACAGAATGGCATATGAAGTCAACAAATTTAACGGTGTATTTTTAACGTCTGTAGCTGACGGTACTATCGACACCACCACAGATCTACGACTAGTAGGTAAAAATTACGCAGGTTACGGCGAAGTACAGAATGAAAATTTTGTGCATCTATTAGAAAATTTCGCTAATACCACAGCACCGCCTAAATCTGTTACCGGACAAATTTGGTTTGATACTTCTGCTAAAAAACTTAAATTCTATGACGGATCTAGATTTAAAGTAGCTGGCGGTGCAGAAGCCAGTGCATCAGCACCCAGCGGGTTAGTTGCAGGAGATTTTTGGTGGGATACAGGAGCCAAACAACTATACACATATAACGGTACAGCATTTACGTTGATCGGACCAATTGCTAGCCCGGATTTAGGAACTTCGATTATCAGTCCACAAGTAGTTTATGGCACTATAAGTACTGCAGAAGGTCCACATACTATATTGCGGGTTATATCAGATAGCAAAACCATAGCGATAGTCAGCAAGACCGCCTTTACTCTTGACAATAGTAAAAACCCTATTGACGATTTCACTGTGGTAAAGAAAGGCGTTACACTAGCTAGATCGCAGACTGGTGTTTCTACTGATGATTTTACCTTCTGGGGCACCGCATCAAATTCTGCTAAACTAGGAGGCTTCACAGCCGACCAATATATCAAAACAGGCGAAAGCTCGTTTATCTCAGAGGTCAGTTTCAAAGATCCTGGATTCCAAGTAGGTGACGGCAACGATCTAAGAATTCGGGTAGAAGGTGGTAACGATGTTATAGTTGAAAATCGTTTAGGTAACAATATCACATTTAGAATTACAGTTGCAGAAACTACCGATGAACGAGATGTAGCTATTGTAAGATCTACTGGAGTGGTTCCTGGAGTCGGGGGTGCATATAATTTAGGAGCTCCGACGTTAGCATGGAATAACGTCTATGCTAATACATTCACTGGTTCTTTGGTAGGTTCGGTTACAGGTAATACCACAGGCAGTCACAAAGGCAATGTTTTAGCCGATGATAATAACGTTTTGGTCAATGCTGCTACTAAGCAACTCGGATTCGCCGGAGCTACTTTATTAGGAACACTTACAGGAGCAGTGATTGGATCTGCTTCCACTGCTGCCAATGCAGGTCTGTTAAACGGATTAGAAAGCAGTGCCACAGTACCTGTAACCCCACCAGGTGGAACACCAGTAGCCACAGTGGCCGTACGCAATTCCAGCGGTAACATATTGGCAAATCAATTTGTAGGAATAGCAGACAAAGTAGACCGCACTTTTATCGACCGCACTGATGCTAGAGTTGATCCAGCGTGGTCAGACAGCACAGTCAGTACTCAGTATAGAACTGCTAGACTCACCGCTACCGCCTATACCATAGCCGCAAGAGACGTCAGTGGTAGTATCACAGCTAACATTTTTAATGGAACTGCTACAGCAGCCAGATACGCCGACCTAGCAGAAAAATATCTTGCTGATCAAGAATACGAAATTGGCACAGTAGTAATGATTGGCGGCGAAAAAGAAGTTACTGCTGCAGACGTCAATACTCGTGCTATTGGAGTGGTATCTGCTAATCCGGCTTATATGATGAATAGTGAGTTACAGGGTGGCACTTATATTGCTCTAAAAGGTCGTGTACCATGCAAGGTATATGGTTCAGTTAGAAAGGGCGATCGATTAGTAGCTGGTCCTAGAGGCGCAGCCATCGCAGCACATGGCAATTATGCCAATGTGTTTGCAGTGGCACTGGAGTCGACCGGTTCAGACAATATCAACGTAATAGAAGCATTGGTGTTATAATGACTTCGGGAACCAACGTTTTTGCTGCACAATATGTGGCCATACAAAACAAAGCAGAATCAGTAATAGGCACCGGTTCTGGAACACTAGGTTACGGTCAAGCGGTACAAAGTTCAGACATATTTTCCGGTAATCTTATAACAAAAGCACAGTGGGATCTAATTAAGTTTGATATTATTAACATAAAGCTTCATCAAGATGGTAATATTCCGGCGGTGGTAAATGTTAATGTTGGTGATCCTATAGGGTTTGGTCCTAGTTCTCCTAATACAAATTATGATATATTATTAGAAGATGCGATTGCAAAAAGATTCCTTATAGCAGGAAGTCAGTCCATTACCTCTGCCAAAGCCAGTGAAACTTATAGTTCACCGTGGTCTACACAGGCACAGGCAACACTGACAGTGACATTTGCTAATGCAAATCAAGGCAGATATTTTTTCAACAGTGGTGGCAAAATAAGATTTAACACATCGTTAGTGGGTGCAGTAACTACAGCACAGGTCAACGCCTGGGTTAATTTTCTAAACTCAGTTGGTACACAGAGTTTTGGAGCCGACACTGATCCTGCAATCAACTATTATACATTAACAAATTCTTATCAGACCTATTATCAAAATTTCTTGACTAGTTCATATTCTGCCAACAGTTACAAACTTGAAGCTAGATGCAATGTAGCAAATAATTCTGCTGGAACAGCCACTCAATTAGAACTACGTGCAACACTTTTAGATAGTTATGTTGATCCAGATACATTTAATCCTGGACCACCAACCTTTGCGCCAACCGATGTTGTTAATGGTACTTTGACCATAGCAGTATCTGAACTCAAAGCATCTGGACAATTACAACCTTCCGGTACTTTTTCTATAACAAGCCCTACGTATTCACTTTCTAGTATAACAGCTAGTTAAGGACTTAAATAATCTCATGCCAGCAGTTAACAGTAAAATTCTTAAAGCAGATTATAACGATATTAGGGACAAGGTAATTGCGGTCTTGGGATTCGGATCAGGTAATTTTGGTTACGGTCAACAGGCGCGAATTCAATCAACTGCGGTTGCCGATGACAGTAAAGTCACTATTAACGAATGGGCCAATCTTAGATTTGATATTATTAATGCGTATAAGCATATCAATGGGATCAATCCAACCACGGCTGTGGTCTCTGAAGGCGGCACAATAAGGTACTCTTCAAGTTTTACACCGGATACCGGTACAGTGGATGTGCCGCAGAAACAGTACGACGATTGGGCCAACGATATAACCACAAACAGATTCACAGTTGCAGCTGGCGAGTCTGCTACTACGGCGGTTGTATCATCAAGTAGAGTAGGTACGTGGTTATCCGCATGCGAATGCACTATACAAGTTTATTGGGCAAATTCCAATGATGCTAGATATTGGTTTAACAGCGGCGGCCGAATCAGAATCAGCGCATCTAGATCCGGTGGTGTGACATCTAATCAAAATACATCGTGGACTAATTTATTGAGTTCGGCAGGAACACAGAGTTTTGGAGCTGCGATACCTGGCGTAGGAACCTCGCCTAACGATGGTGCAAATTGGTATAGAACTAACAGTGTTTTTCAAACCTATTACACAGCTACCGCATCGAGTCCGTATGGATCTAACACTTATCGACTACAGGCTAGATGTGTTGACCAACCTAGTAATAGCGGGGGCTCGGCAAGTCAATTAGAGATTAAAGTACTATTCACAGACGGATATGTTGATCCGGGAGTTCAACCTGGCAGTTCTATCGGAGGAGGAATCCAGACGCAGACTCCTGCAAATTTCCCCCCTGGAGATTTAGTTGACGGTACACTAACTGTGAATGTTTCTTCATTGTACGCTACAGGCATTATGGTACCTGCAAGCCAGATATTTACGGTAACTCAGCCAATTATTTCTGTTGGTGCAGTGACTGGCAGTTAATTAATTTCCCCTAGCTTCTAGTTCATCTATAAATAAACTACGCAGTTTATCAAGGAGAACTCATGGACCAACAGCTTAAACAAGCTCTGGATTTTGCTAACTATCAACAGACTTTTTCTATTCAGAAAAAAGTTCTTAAAGAACGTATTGCAGCTAAACTAACCTATGGATTCAACGGTGGCCTGTTTCGAATCGATAGAACTCTCTTGACTTTTGTAGACATGCTGTGTGCCAAAGACAGAACATCCGGAGTAATTTTATTAGACACCAATGAAACTCCTGTGCTGGTGGACGACCTCGAAGAATTCCGTGATGAGATTTTTCGAAGATATTTTGAAGTCACTAATGAATATTTTGAACAACATCAAAAGATTAAAAAAAGTAGATCTGTGGAAAAACTAATATCGCAATGACACAGGGAATAATACTCTATGCACACAATAATCGCACAGTTGATTATGCATTAATGGCGGTAATAGCTGGAGGCCTGGCTAAGAAAAATTTGCAGGTTCCTGTATCGTTGATCACCGATGCATCTACTATTGCATGGATGAAGGAATCAAATATCTTTAATCAGGCCGATAATCTGTTTGATCATATCATCACGGTTGACAGACCCACTACAGACAACCAAAGACGCCTGCATGATGGTCAAACTGGCCAGATGATTCCTTTTATAAACACCAATAGAAGCACTGCATGGGAGCTTACTCCGTATGATAGAACATTATTAATAGATAGTGATTTTTTTATCTTGTCAAACAGTCTTAGAGAATATTGGAATGTTGATGCAGATGTTATGCTAGGACATGCTATCAACGATATTTATAATGATTCTCGTGTGGGATACCTAGACAGGCACGTGAGTGATACAGGTGTTAAAATGTATTGGG